AGCTATATCAACTGTATTTGCTCAAAATAAATACGATCTTGTAAGACGTAGATTAAATATGGATCTTACAACTATTGGTATTGCAGCTGCTAAAACTAATTTCAACACAGCAGAGGGTATTACTATTGATTATGTAGATCCTTCTTATATAGTTTATTCTTACACAGAAGATCCAAACTTTGAAGATATATACTACGTAGGTGAAGTAAAGTCTATAACAATACCAGAACTTAAAAAAGAGTTTCCTGGTATATCACAAGAGGAATTAGAAAGAATACAAAAAACACCTGGAAACAGACAATATATAACAGGTTGGGGTAACTACGATGAAAATACCGTGCAGGTTATGTATTTTGAATACAAGACCTACCACAACCAAGTTTTTAAAATAAAACAAACAGAATCAGGTTTACTAAAAGCTTTAGAAAAGCCAGATACTTTTGATCCACCTGAAAATGATAACTTTGAAAGAGTTTCAAGGTCAATAGAAGTTTTATATACTGGTGCTAAAGTTTTAGGAACTAATACTATATTAAAGTGGGAGTTGGCTGACAATATGTCAAGACCAATGGCTGATACAACTAAGGTTGAAATGAACTATACGATATGTGCTCCTAGAATGTATAAGGGACGCATAGAGTCTGTTGTAAGTAAATGTGTTGGGTTTGCAGATATGATTCAACTAACACATCTTAAACTGCAACAGGTAATGTCTAGAATGGTACCAGATGGTGTTTATTTAGATATGGATGGTTTAGCTGAGGTTGATCTCGGTAATGGAACTAATTATAATCCTGCTGAGGCATTAAATATGTATTTTCAAACTGGTTCTATCGTAGGTAGATCAATGACGCAAGACGGTGATATGAACCCAGGTAAAGTACCTATTCAAGAACTTAATAGCTCTAGCGGTCTAGGTAAAATACAAGCGCTTATACAAACGTATCAATATTATTTACAAATGATACGCGATGTGACTGGATTAAACGAAGCTAGAGATGGGAGTACGCAAGATAAAAACTCATTAGTAGGTCTTCAAAAAATGGCGGCTAACGCATCTAACGTAGCGACTAGACATATCAAGCAAGCTAGTTTATATCTTACATTGAAAATAGCGGAAAATGTATCTCTAAAAATAGCAGACGCTTTAAGCTTTCCACTGACAGCTGAATCACTTAAAAACTCTATATCGACTTTTAATGTTGAAACATTACAGCAAGTTATTGATTTAAACTTATATGACTTTGGTATATTCTTAGAGTTAGAGCCAGATGACGAAGAGCAGGCTAAGTTGGAAGAGAATATACAGGTTGCTTTAGGTCAAGGCGGTATAGACTTGGAAGACGCTATAGATTTAAGGCAAATTAAAAATCTTAAGCTAGCTAATCAAATGCTTAAGGTTAAGCGTAAGCAAAAAGCTGTTCAAGATCAAGCTAATCAACAAGCTAATATACAAGCTCAAGCAGCTGCACAAGCAGAGACTGCTGAAAAAACAGCAATGGCTGAAGTTCAAAAACAAGAAGCTATATCAGGCTCTAAGGTTCAGTACGAGCAAGCTAAATCTCAAATGGAGATAAACAAAATGCAAATAGCAGCTGATTTAGAAAAAATTAAAATGCAACAAAAGTTTGAGTATGATATGCAATTAAAGCAATTGGAAATTCAAGCTATACAGCAAAAAGAATCATCTATAGAAGATAGAAAAGATAAACGTAGCAAAATGGAAGCTACACAGCAAAGCGAAATGATAAGCCAAAGACAAAACGATAGCTTACCTAAGGACTTTGAAAACGAACCCGATATGGGTATGCAAGCTTTCATGTAGAAAGTAAACAATTATTTAATTATATTATATTATGTCAGAAGTAAAAACAAATGAACCTGTTAAACAGGAAGGTGATTTTAAAATCAAAAAGAAAACTCCAAAAAAATTAACAACACCAAGTAGCGAACCTGTTAAGGTTAACCTTAAAGAACCTTTAGTAGAGGTTCCAGCTGAAGTTACAAAGGTGGTAATACCTAAAGAAGAAGAAAATGCCATTCAAGTCGGAGAAACAACGAAGGTTCTTGTGGAAGAACCATCCGGAGATAGCACTCAGGTGGGAGAACAAGTACAAGAGCCCGTCGAAGATGTTAAAGAGTTTACACCAATCAAAGAAGTTGAAGTAACTAAAGTAGAAGCTGAGGTAAAAGAGGCTTTAAGAGATGAGAAAGTGTTAGGTAAGCAGTTACCTGAAAACATAGAAAAGCTAGTTAGCTTTATGGAAGAAACTGGTGGTACAATAGAGGATTACACTCGATTAAACGCAGATTACTCCAATATAGATGAAAAAACATTATTAAAAGAGTATTACAAAAAAAATAAACCTTATTTAGATAATTCAGATGTAGAACTTCTTTTAGAAGATTTTGAATATGATGAAGATTTAGATGAGGACAAAGATATACGCAAAAAGAAACTTGCGTTTAAAGAAGAAGTTGCAAAAGCTAAAGGCTTTTTAGAGGAAACAAAGGCTAAGTACTACGATGAAATCAAGTTGAGATCAAACGTAAATCCTGAAACTCAAAAAGCTACAGACTTTTTCAACCGATATAATAAGCAACAAGAAATAGCTCAGCAACAACACGAGCGATTTAAAGAAAGTACTAAACAACTTTTTAGCGATGGTTTCGAAGGTTTCGATATCAAAGTCGGTGATAAGAATTATAAGTACAATATTCAAAATCGTGAAAAAGTTGCAGAAAATCAATCAAACATTAATAACCTTGTCGGGAAGTTCCTAGACTCTGATGGTAATATTAGTGACTCGAAAGGTTATCACAAAGCTATGTACGCTGCTGACAACGTGGATAAGATCGCTGCTCATTTTTACGAGCAAGGAAAAGCTGAAGCGATTAAAGAAGTTATGAACAAATCCAAAAATTTAAGTGATACCAAAGCTAGGTCCTCACAGGGAGATGTTTTTATAAACGGATTTAAAGTTAAAGCAATAAGCGGTCAAGATTCATCAAAACTAAGAATTAAAACAAAAAAATTTAACTAAAAAAAACAAAAATTATGGCTTTAACACCAACATTTGGTAGTATAATCCCTTCTCAATCGCAGCAGGTATTAAACACAAACTACCTAACATTTAATGACGCTGCTGGAGGCGGAACTTTCGCACAGCAGTATTTACCTGAAATCTACGAGCAAGAAGTAGAGCGTTACGGAAACAGAACTTTATCTGGATTCTTACGTATGGTAGGCGCTGAATTGCCAATGACTTCTGATCAAGTAATTTGGTCTGAGCAAAATAGATTACATATTTCATATAACAGCTGTACATTTGTAGACGCTGGAGCTAACAACGCTTCTACTATCACTTTAGGTGGTGGAGCTACTGCTTTAAACGTTATTTCTATCAATGATACAGTTGTAGTTTTAGATCCTGCTGGTTTAGAATCTAAAGGTATTGTTACTGCTGTCTCTGGAACAGGAGCTGCAGCTGGAACTATCACAGTTCAGCCTTTTGGAAATACTTCTCTTACAACAGATGGATTTGCAGCTACTGGATTAAAAGTATTTGTATACGGATCTGGATATAGCAAAGGAACTTCTATTGGAGCTGGAGCTGGTAACTCTGCTGGTAGAGTTAGTGTAGAGCCGGTGCTTACTCAATATTCAAATTCTCCAATTATTATTAGAGATCAATACGTAGTATCTGGATCTGATATGTCACAAATTGGATGGGTTGAGGTTGCTACCGAGGATGGAACATCTGGTTACTTATGGTATTTAAAAGCTGAATCTGAAACTCGTTTACGTTTTGAAGATCACTTAGAAATGTCTGTAGTAGAAGGTGAACTAAACGAGAATACTTCTGCTTTAGCTAATTACGGAGCTGCTGCTCTTCCTGGAACTCAAGGTTTATTTGCTGCTATCGAAGATCGTGGTAACGTTGAAACAGGATTTACTGCTGCAAACGGATTAACTGAATTTGATGCTATCTTAAAAAATCTAGATACTCAAGGAGCTATTGAAGAAAACATGCTATTCTTACAGAGACAAACATCTCTTGACTTTGATGATATGTTAGCTGGACTCAACGGTGGTAACACAGGTGCTGGATCTGCTTATGGTTTATTTGAAAACTCTGAAGAAATGGCTTTAAATCTTGGATTTAGCGGTTTCCGTAGAGGATCTTACGATTTCTATAAGACTGACTGGAAATACTTAAACGATGCTTCTACTCGTGGTGGAGTAACTGGAGTAAGCACTGTCGAAGGTGTGTTAGTTCCTGCTGGAACTTCTACAGTTTACGATCAAGTTTTAGGTACTAACATTCGTCGACCATTCTTACACGTACGATACAGAGCTTCACAAGCTGACGATCGTCGTATGAAGTCTTGGTTAACTGGTTCTGCAGGTGGAGCTTACACTTCAACTCTTGATGCTATGGAAGTAAACTTCCTATCTGAAAGATGTTTAGTAACTCAAGCTGCTAACAACTTTGTAATTTTCAAAGGAATCTAATTGATTCAACATTAATAATAATCCCCGCCTTCGGGTGGGGGTTTTTTATATGACATTAGCCCATTACTAGTTATATACTATGGCTATTGTCACAATTTTAAACTATTTAATTATATTATATTATGGCTAAACAAGCTACAAAAACTGCAACAAAAGATGTTGCTACAGAAGAGGTAATTAATGAAATTAATTATGCTGAACCAACTGTTGCAAAAAACGCACAAGTTCAAGAACAATCAAAACCAACATGGGAAATTAAAGATAGAATTTATTATCTAAAAGGTAGGAAAACACCTTTAACATTGACCATACCAGGCAAACATACTAGAAAGCACTCTTTATTATATTTTGATCCAGAAACTGGTAAGCAAAGAGAAATAAGATATGCTACAAATCAAGATTCTCCACTTGTAGATGAACAAAATGGAGAATGTACTATGGGTCACATTAGGTTTTTAGATGGAAAACTTTTAGTACCTAAAGAAAAACAAAACTTACAAAAACTATTATCTTTATATCATCCACTTAAAGGTAGAATATATGAAGAATTTAGTGCTGTAGAAAGAGCAGAAGATGAATTAGATGTACTAGATCTTCAAATTGATGCTTTAAACGCAGCGAGATCAATGGACATAGATCAAGCGGAAGCAATTTTAAGAGTTGAAAAAGGATCTGCAGTAAACTCTATGAGCTCTAAAGAACTTAAAAGAGACTTATTATTGTTTGCTAGAAATAATCCAGCACTGTTTATAAACTTAGCTAACGACGAAAATGTTATGTTAAGAAACTTTGCTATTAGAGCTTCAGAAGCTAACATAATTAAACTATCTCAAGATCAAAGAACATTTACATGGACTTCAACTGGTAGAAAATTAATGAATGTACCTTTTGACGAAAATCCTTATTCTGCATTTGCGGCTTTCTTAAAAACTGACGAAGGTGTAGAAATCTATAAGTCTATAGATAAAAAACTATAAAAACAAGTAATACTATAGTAGCTAGGTCACTTTTAAAGTGGCCTAATTACTATAATTAATAAAAAATAAAAAATGGCAGTAAGTGTAGATAAAGTATATAAAACAGTTTTGTTTATATTAAATAAAGAACAAAGAGGTTATGTAACACCTGCTGAGTTCAATAGTATTGCAGAGCAGGTTCAGTTTCAGATATTTGAATCTTACTTTCCAGATGGTAATCAACAATTTAGAAAAAACCAAACAAACGCTCAAAATGGCACTGAGTTTTTTGATATGTTTAAAGATATATCATATAAATTACATCCTTTTGAAAAGGAAGTATCTTTTACCTACGACGCTGCTGTGGATGGGTTTACACAAACAACACCTGTAGCTGATGTGCTATATAAAATAGGTGAGGTTGTATCAAACTACACTAACGTAAATCCTAGTTTAGCTTCTATAACACAGCTAGTTAGTAAGTCAGATTTTAATAAAATTTCAAGATCAAAACTTACAGCTCCAGATAATAAAAATCCTTTATTCTTCACTACAAATACAACAGGTAGCTTATTATTAAAAGTAACTCCAACCCCAAACACTATAACAGTAAACGCACTAGTAACTCCTACACCTCCTAGTTGGGAATTTACTACTGGAGGTTTAGGTCAATATATTTACTCTAACACCTCTACTGACTTTCAACTAGACGGTAGCGAGCAAACTCTATTAATATTAGAAATATTAAAGTATTTTGGAATAGTAATAAATGATCCAACAATAATTCAAGCGGCTTCACAAGAAGCTCAACAAATGGAAATTAACGAAAAAAGCTAATAAATGAGTTTAATAACTGAAACAAATCAACAATATTATCAAGGCGCTCAAGGCTTTAGAAGTGATAATACTACACTAGCTTTTAAAACTACATTTGATACAGATTTAGTTTTAGGAAGTTTTGATCCTAACAATATTAATTATGCTTTAAATAATTTTAAGTTATACACAAGTTCTACTGGATTACCTGGATCTTATTCAGAATACATTACAACTTTTACAGTTGTAGACAACGCAGTAACATTTCCAGTGGCTCCAGCTACTGGCTTGTATATAGTTGTTCAATTAAAAAAACTAGATGGAGGACTTTATGGTAATACAGAAACTGATAAAGCATACGGTCAAGTCGTTGAAGATAACTACGGAGGCTACTCTTACATTACATTAGATGACGCTATAGAAAACTTTATGGTTGGTTATGTTGGAGGTGGTAAATTAATACAAACAGCTAAAAAATCAGATATATTATTTTTTGCTAAAAGAGGTTTACAAGAGTTTAGTTACGACACTTTAAAAAGCGTTAAAAAATCAGAACTAACAATACCGCAGAGTTTAACTTTACCTTTACCACAAGACTATGTTAATTATGTTAGAACTTCTTGGACTGACAGGCATGGTGTTAAACACATAATATATCCTACAAACAATCTTACAACAAGTCCTTATTACACTCAAATACAAGACTCAAAAGGAATACCGACTCAAGATAACTTTGGAGATGACATAGAAGGAACTTCTCTTATACAAGAAAGATGGCATAGTAATAACAATGAAGAGCTTAATAACTATTTAGCAGAAAGCCCAGATACAGTTGGTTTTAATTTTACAAGCAATGGAAGCTTTATATATTCAAATTATATAAATCAATATGGGCTAGATCCTCAGTACTCTCAATCAAACGGCTATTTTAATCTAAATGAAAGAGAAGGTAAAATGTCTTTCTCTAGCGGATTAGTTGGAGAACTTATATTACTAGAATATATTTCTGATGGCTTAGCGTATGACTCAGATACTAAAATACCAAAAATAGCAGAGGAAGCTTTATACGCACATATACTACATGCTATTATATCCACGCGCGCTAATCAACCTGAGTACATAGTACAAAGATTGAAAAAAGAGAGATCTGCTAAATTAAGAAATGCAAAAATAAGATTATCTAACATTAAGATTGGCGAAATTACTCAAGTAATGAGAGGTAAGTCTAAATGGATTAAACACTAAAATTAAATGGCTCAAGCGAGAAATACTTTTATAAAAAGTAAACTTAACAAAGATCTAGACGCTAGATTACTTCCTCAAGGAGAATATAGAGATGCTTTTAATATTCAAGTTAGCAAGTCTGAAGGATCCAATGTTGGTTCTTTAGAAAATGTTCTTGGAAACTACAAAGTATTAGATTTAGATGAATTAACAGGCGTTTCAGGCCTTTCTTGTATAGGAGAGGCGCACGATGATTCTACTGGTTTTGTTTATTTATTTTTAACAAATAACGACCTAGCTTCTTACGTTGTTAATGCTGAAAACTTTATAGTTAGATATGACACGTCAGGTGAAGGCTTATCATATGCTAACATACTTGTAAAAGGATCTTTTTTAAATTTCTCAACTCAATTTAAAATTTATGGTGTTAATATTTTAGAAGGTTTGCTTTATTGGACAGATAATCATAATCAACCCAGGGTTATTAACACTGCTTTAGCTGAAGCTTCTTTATTTCATTATGTCAATGAAGACCAAATATCTGTTGCTAAATACAATCCTTATAAATCTATAGAGCTTTATGACGTTGTATCTAACGAACCAGAAACTACTATGTATGATGTTACTTCTAAATTTTACCCTAATGGTGGTTTAGGTTCTGTTTCAGGATCTTACAGTGGCGGTGATGAAATTATACTAACTAATGTTGTAGGTAATTTAGTGGATGGAAACCCTTATGATACTGGAGCAGTGTTAAGTTATATTGATTCTGTTGGAGATATAATAGATACAACTCAAGTAATAGATAGTTTTACATATGCTGATACTACTACAACGCCTTCAGCAGCAGAACCTACTTGGACAATAACTTTAGACGGACCAACAGGTGTGACTTTAGCAAATGGTCAAGAAGTTGTTTTTAATGCTAATAAATATTATGAGTCAACATTTTCTGGTGATCCTGACTACTTAGAAAGTTTATTTGCAAGATTTTCCTATAGGTTTAAATTTGAAGATAATGAGTATTCTATTTTCGCCCCATTTACACAAACAGCTTTTATACCAAAGCAAGATGGTTATTTTTTATATACACCAAATTATTTAACTGATCAAAATATAGACTACAACGGCTTACAGGAAGTTAATGATCAAGATTCAGCATACGCTAGTACAATAGTTAGTTTTGTTGAAAATAAAACAGATAAAATAAAATTAAAAATACCATTACCGTGTTCAGCAGATACTCTTAGAAATAATTTTAAAATAAAAGAATTAGATATATTATTTAAAGAATCAGATGGTTTAGCTGTTAAAGTTGTAGATACCATTTCTATAAGTGAGATAGAAACGCAAGCAATTAATAGTGATGTTTTTGAGTATAATTATTTATCTAAAAAACCATATAAGACTTTACCTTCTGGTGATTTAACTAGAGTTTACGATAAAACACCAGTAAGAGCTTTTTCACAAGAAATAATTAGTAATAGAATTGTTTATGGTAATTTTCAAGATAAACACACTCCACTACAGAGTATAAATTATAGTGTTACTGTTAGCCCAAAAGAAGACTTCAACGATCAAACGGGTAAAATAACAATAACAACTCAAGGAACTTATACGGCTGGCACTGCTATTCCTGCTACTTTTCAAGGATCAACAAATGTTGGAAGTCCAACGGGTTATCCAGGTCCTCCTTTAGTTTCTATAATAGCTATAGACGCAACAACTGTTACTTTTGACCAAGATATAACGGCTACAATAAATGGTTTTGTAGTTCAAGTATATCCTGTTGGGCCTGATCAAAACTATGTTTCTAAGGTAGAATACCCAAATCACACCGTTAAGCAAAATCGTAATTATCAAGTAGGTATAGTTTTACAAGATCGGTTCGGTAGAAGTTCAAGTGTGATACTTTCTAATAATACACAAAAATTATTAAACGCCGCAACCGGTTTAGCTTTTATAGGAGATACTATTTACTCTCCTTACTTAAGCAAATCAACTCCTCCACAAGATTGGCCAGGTAACTCTTTAAAAGTTTTATTTAATGAACCATTACTTCCAACAGCACCAGTTCCTAGCGGTACTTTACAAGGATGGCCTGGCGTATACAATGGAGATCCAACAAGTGTTGATTACAACCCGCTAGGTTGGTACTCCTATAAAATAGTAGTTAAACAAACAGAGCAAGAATATTATAACGTTTATGCGCCCGGAATAATGGCTGCATATCCTTCTAGGCAAGGATTGGAACTTTCTAAAACTTCTCATATGGTTTTAATAGGTGACAATATAAATAAAGTGCCTAGAGATTTAGCGCTTGTTGGTCCTGATCAAAAACAATTTAGAAGTTCTGTTCAAATATATGGAAGAGTTGAAAATAATAGCCTAGGTGTTGATTGGCAAAACATATCTTATCCTACTAATTTAGGTGATACTAATGATCAATATTATACTGGAAGAGACTCAAACACTGTTTCTACTGTTTCAACTTTAAACGATTTGTTTGACTATGATCCAGTGATACCTCCTATTCCAAATTATATACCTCAGTTTTATCAATACGAATCTAATCCGTTGGTAGCTAGAATAAGTACACCTAAACAAATAGGTCAAATATCTACAACAAACTACTCTCCAGCAAGCGCAGAAGCTAGAGAAGATCAGACAACAACACCTACGAATCCAGATTTAAAACTTCAAAATGTAGAAGGAACAATATTAGTAAATTCAATTATAAGTTCTCCAAAGCTAGCAGAAGGTTTATTAGTCGCGGACGTAGATAACTTAAATTCTCCGTCAATAAGAGTCAAAGATTCTACCGGAACCGAGGTTTATGTTTCACTTCTTTCAGGTGATACAATAAGTTTTAAACCAGGCTTAGGAGGTCAAGCTGTTTTAGCTAATGACGAAGGTTTGCAAACACCAGGTATACAATACTTAGCTGTTTATGAAACAGAGCCTGTAGAGAGTTTATTAGATATATATTGGGAAACCTCAACTTCTGGATTAGTTACGGATTTAAATAGCTTGATATTAAATTCAAGCGGTGGAGGTGCTGGTTTTTCACCAATAGATTCAACGGATTGGACTGAAGCATTGCCTTCAGGTGGAGAAATATTATCAAGTGATTTTACTATTCAAGATTCTTTTGGAACTGCTATAAATCCTAGTTTTTTAACACTAGAACTTGTCAGTGTGTTTAATCAAGCTCAAGAATCAATAGACGTACAGTTAGCACCACTAGGACCTTATTTTGCGTTAATAGATGAAAATGATGATCCAAGTATTGCGCCAGGTTATTATAATATTACAATAACTCAAAATTATTTTGATGATATATTCTTTTTTAGACAGTCATCTGAGGATAGTAGATTTTTTAATTTCAACTTTATAGCAACTGTAAACGATCCTTCTAACCCTGACGGCCCTCAGCAATCAGCATTTACATTTGAAGCATATCCAAAAAATGTTTTACCAATTTTTGACCCAACTCAAAATCAGCCAGCTAATAATGATACGGTGTATAAAAATCAATTTAACGAAATTTTTGCTACTTACTTTGTATTAAATGGGGCTTTAAATAATAATTTGAGATGGCGGGACTTAGACTTAACCGTTACTTCTATTTTTGATTTATTATCCGATAATCCAACGCAAGATCTTTTAGAAGATTCAAATCAACAAAATGACTTTTTTACATTCGATGGGTCGAGTGCTTTACAAACTTTACCAAATGGAGATAAATCTTTAAGATGTGATTTAAAATCAGGAGTTGGGACAGGTAACGTAGTGCCTTCTAATTATCAAATTGAAATGCTTATTGGTGATGCTGGTAGTAATAATATTGCTAGAAGATTATATGTAAATATGGTATTTACACCTGTTGGTATACAAAACCAAGTTAGACTTGAGTCTTGTCCAAATATTTCTCAAACAAAATTAGAATACTATGTAGCTATAGAAGTTTCTAACTGGGGAAGCGGTAGTTCTAGCATAGGTAATGGTGTGTACATGTACAAGGAAACAGAATGGTCAGGTAACAGCGGTCTTTCACAAGAAGGTAATGGAACTGTTTTTAATTTAAATTTTTCAAATGCTATTACTAGTGGATCTCCTGGAAACCCTACTTGTACAAACAGCGTTGGTTCTTATAATCAACCTATTTTTGCACCAACTAGAGCTGATGCTCAAGATTTATTAGCTAGTTTATGTTACACTTGTCCAGGTCCTTTAGGAGGCACGAATCAATGGGGTGCTGTTGATTGGACAAATCAGGATGACGCACCAATAAATTTTGGTGGTTTAAGATTTCAAATAACTTAAAGGAAAAAAATAAAGTAATAAGTAATAATTAACTATGGCAGGAGCAGTAGTAGAAGTAAAATATTTTAACTCTTTTGTTCTCAAGAAGACAAATAAAAACTCATTACCTGTGTGGAATGGATCATATGGTATACCCGCTAGTAAAGGAGGTTATCCAGCAGTTAGCACTACTAGTGAGGATAATTCTTGGGCTATTGAAGAATCTAGAATAAGAGGTGGTTATAATAATACTTCTACAGATTATGGAGTAAAAGCTTACTTAGTAGAAGAAGAGCCTAATTCAACAATAAGAAATAATGCGTTAATATATTCTGGTATATTTAATTCTAGAACTGGTATAAATAAAACTAATGTTTTTTCTACTGCTGAAGATATAACTAAAGCCGCAGATCCAGCTAATGGTTCTATACAAAAACTATACGCAGAAGACTCTAACTTAATAATATTTCAAGAAAGAAAAGTAAGTAGAGCTCTTATAGATAAAGATGCTATTTATTCTGCTGAAGGAAGTTCTAGTATTACGTCTAGCAATTTAACTATAGGGGTTATACAACCTTATGCAGGAGAATTTGGTATAAGCAAAAACCCAGAGAGTTTTGCTGTACGTGGTTATGCTAAATATTTTTCAGATAAAAATAACAATTCATTTTTAAGGTTATCTAATAATGGTATAACTGAAATATCAAGAGTTGGAATGAGAGATTTTTTTAGAGATACGTTAAACAGTATAGATTCAAACACTGGAAAAGGACTCGTTATAGGTGGGTGGGATATATATAATAATCAATATGTTACCTCATTACAGACAGCAGATATTACATCTAGTAGTTCTTCATATAATACTCTTTGTTGGGACGAAGATGTTAATGGTTGGACAAGTAGATTTTCTTACGCTCCTCAAAGAGCGTTTAGTTTAAGAGCTAATTTTTATACTGTACAAAACAGCGCTGTTGTTAACCAAATAAGTGGTTATAAACCATTAGGTATTTGGAAGCACTATGACAATAGAGTTAATAGAGGTACTTTCTATGATAGTCTTAGTGTTTCAAATGTTACATTTGTTTTAAACGCACAAAATACTATTTCTAAAAACTTTAAAACAATATCTTACGAGGGTAGTAATGGTTGGCAAATTACTAGATACACATCAGATGATACTGGTAAAGACTTTGATTTCACTACTAGTTTATGGCAATCAACACCTGACTCAACAAACAGTGTATTTAGTTATACTGGTGGAGAGTATGTTATAAATCCAGCTACGGGATTAGTTGTTTCTAGACAAGACTATAATACTGTCTTAGGCACAAATGATCCACCTTTAGATAGATATTACGCTGGTTTTACTAGAAAAGAAAATAGATACGTTGCTAACTTAGTATCTAACACTTCTGCTAGATCTGGTGAAGTATTGTTTGGAAATTCCATTAGCGGAGTAAAAGGCTTTTTCGTTATAGGAGTTGCTCAAACAGATAATACAACAGATGTTGGAGGTGAAAAGCAGTTATTCTCAGTAATGTCTGATTACAGTAATAATAATGGTTATTAATGAGTAATTTAAAGACTTCAACTAAAACAGATGTTGCTATAAAAAACTTTAGAAATAAAGTGGTAGAACTTGAAAACAAACTATTAAATAGCAATGATACTAATATAGTAAAAGGTAATTCAGATTCTTTTCCTTTAACACACTCTTTTTCAGACGGTGTTTATGTAAGAGAAATGAAAATGGGTAAAGGAGGTATGGTTATAGGTAAAATACACAATAGATCACATACCTGGTTTTTAATGCAAGGTCATTTAGTAATAGCAACAGAAGATGGTTCTTTTGAATATAAAGCACCAACTTATGTAAATGCGCCAGCGGGATGCAAAAGAGTTATAAAAGCACTAGAAGATTCAGTGTTTGTTAACGTACATCCAAACCCAGACAATATAAAAGATATTGATAAACTAGAAAAAATGCTTACTTGTGTAAGCTACAAAGAATACGAAGATATGAACTTTAAAAATATATTGATATGAGCATGGTAGTCGCAGGTGTTATAGGTGGAGCAGCGTCTATAGCAGGTGGAATTTTTGGATCTAGCTCGGCTAAAAAAGCTGCAAGAGCTGCAGCTAGAGAAAAAGCTAGGTTGACACTTAAGTTATCTAATTTAGAAAAAAATAGACAAAAAGTAGTAAATCCTTATGAAGACTTTACTAGTTTAAGTAGTATGATAACAAATCCTTTTGCTAATTTAGGAGTAGCAACCGCAGCTGCTGAAATTAAAATAGAACAAGCTGATATATCGTTAGCTAACACTTTAGACACTATAAAAACTACAGGTGGCGGAGCTGGCGGAGCAACGGCTTTAGCTCAAGCAGCTTTGCAATCTAAAAAAGGTGTTGCAGCTAGTATAGAGCAGCAAGAAAAAGCTAACGAAGAAAAGGCAGCCGCTGGAGAACAAAGAGCTCAACAGCAAAAAATAGCTGATGAACAAAGAATGCAGCAAGCTGGCGCAATGGGCAAGCAGTTTGTGTTTGGAGCAACAGAGCAGAGAGAAGTTAAAGAAATGGATAGAACTTACGCTGAATTAATGGGTGCAAAACAAGATCAAGCGCAAGCTAAAGCAGATCAAACTGGGGCTATAACAGGTATGTTTGGATCTCTAGCGTCTATTGGTGGTGGAATGTTAGGAGGAAAATAAAAAACAAAAAATGGAAAAAAACTTAAATCAAAACCTTTTTTTACAGCAGTTTAATGAAAGTGATGCTATAGCTTACAATGAAGGTTTCATTTCAAGTACTAGTGATTACAATTTTCAGCTACTAGACAATGCATATAGAAACACGGGTAGAATATATGCTAAATTAAAATTAGCTATAGAAAATAACAAGTGTCAAGATGAAACCTGTGCTTACGAGTTAGCTGAAATAAAGCACTTAGAGCAAGCTCCACAATTATCATTAGATTTTTTATCTTCTCTTTTAGAGCAACTAAATGTAACTGATGAGCCAAATTTTGATTCTAATAACAACTATAAGTATACAGTAGCTAATAGTATTTTAAGTGGTAAACCTGGGTTTTCTAAGTCTGATGGTTATAATGTTTATTTAGATATTCTACCTGGAGGAGCTCAGCAAATAGTATTTATAGGACCAGCTTTTGAAGAGCCTTTGGTTGTAAACAACACAGCGTTGGGTTCTTTAAATAAGTCAAACACTTCTATAGTAGCACCTACTCCAGATATTAATAAAGATATGTTAAGATTACTTACTGAGGTTGGTGTATTTTCACCTGATATGGTTGGTGAAAACGGGCAGCTTACAGCTGGAGCTAAAATAACTGAAGAATATGTAATTATGAATCCTGATGGCACTCCTGATTATGAGATTATAGACATCGGAAATGGAAAAGGTAGAAACATACTTAAGTACGACTTAGATAAAATCGAAAAGAAAGTAACTCCGTTTATAAACGCTGAGGTTGCTGGTTTAATGAGCTCTGAGCAAGAAGCTGTTGCGGCTTGGAACGTTTATATATCTAAAGGTACAAGTGTCGAAGAGGACGATCAGATGGCTCAGAGTGCTAATGCTGGTAACAGTTCTTGGAGCTACACAGAAGACTTGCCACTTATGCAAGATAAAAAAGTTTTATTTGAAAAGAAATATAAAGAATACTTTATGAATAATTATCTTAAACAATTTACTACGAACCAATTTCCTACGGTTCAGGCAGACGCTGCGGTGTTTGATTTAGCTGAAGCTAAGAAAGCTAAAGCTCAAAAGTTTATTGACGATAATAACCTATAAATTTAATTAAATGACATTACTAGAATACGTACAGTCACTTCAAGACCAAGGAGTTCCAGAAGAGCAATGGATTCAAAAAGTTCAGATATGGAAAAAAGAAAATGAATACAAAGCTCCAAAAGTAGAAATTGCTAAAACACCATCTGAAAAAGTAAAGACAGAAGTTGTTGCGGAAAAGGATGCGACTGCAGCAACAACCCCGGTAGCATCCGAGAGTTCAAGTTCTGGAAGTGGAACATTTCAATTAGACCCAATAGCCGACTTTAATTTAGATGTAATAAACCAGAAAGCTGAAAGAAAAACACTTCAAGAGGCTAGAAAAAACCTGCAAAAGTTTGAAGAAAAAAAATCTGACTTCAATAAAATACATGAGAATGTATTTGGTAAGTCAATAGAAGAGTTTGAGGAAGAAGAGAAACAATACAAGCAGGATCAAATAGAAGACATACTAGGCAAATATAGTATTGGAAGTGACGAAAGAACTATCGCATACAAACAACTTGATTTAGCGCCTGACGATACTATTAATAAAAAATTATACGAAGATTACGATTCTTATATAAAAGATAGAGAAAAATTAGTAGAAAAAGTAAAAGAAGTTCAAGAAGGTGACGCTTATGGTATACAAGGATTACCTAAAGTTGATTTTAGTAAAGTAGGAGAAGCTTTAGGAAAAGACACTAAAGACTATAATGACTTTGTTGCATCTGTAGAAAATCTAGATCAAGTATCTGATTATATAGAAAAAATAAGTAAAGAAAAAATAGAACCAAAACCTTTGACTATAGGTCAAAGAGCTGCAGGTGCTTTTTTAGTTAATATTCCACTTGGTTTAGAAGACGCTTGGGAAACTTCTAAAGCTACAGCTATTGACTTTATTGATAAATCTATGAAAGCAATGGGTCAAACACCAGAGTTTTTAATAGAAGCAAAAGCTAAAAAGGATCCAAACGCTATTGAGTTTGTTGATCCAGAAACTAATGAAAGAGTATTATTTAGTGAAAACCCAGGTAAATGGAAGGATTTAAAAGACAGGAGATTATCAGGTGAAGATATACCTTCTTTTATGGCTGGTTATGAAAATTTACCTGACTTCTTAAAGGGTGAAGGTGAGGAGGAAATAGGTAGATCTGCTGAAAACTATATAATAAATCAATTTAAAAAATCAGAAGCTTTAAACAGAGCTAGAATAAACGTTGGTACTTTTGTAAAAGAGTTTGACATTACAAAGCCTTTTGAAACTAAATTTGCCTCAGGCAATGAGTTAATTGGTGGTATTTTTGACACTATAGGTGGTTTTGTATCTACAGCTATACCAGCTGCTTTAACTAGAGGAGCTTCTATATTCCCTCAGATAGCAGCTCCAATGTATGTTGATTATAATATTGAAAAAGCTAAAAGTTTGTACGGCGATAGCCCTGAATCTATAGGTAAACTAGTACGTAATAGAGAAACTGAAATAATTACCCCATTGGCCCTTGGCGGTATCGCTGCTGGTCTTGAATATGTTGGGCTTAAGGGTATTGCTAAAAACTTGATAGGTAAAACAGGTATAATGAAGCCTTTTGTGTCAATGATTTTAACACAAAATAAAGAAGGGTTAACTGAGCTTGGTCAACTTGGAACTGAAGCTTTAAATAAAGGCTTAGCCTCTGGTAAGAGTCTAAGCGATTCTATGGTTAGCGCTTTAAAGGTTATGACTTCAAAAGAAGGTGTTAACAATTATTTAATGGGTTTTGCTGGAGCTGGTATTACAACTGCTCCTTCTACTATTGGAAAAGCTTTAATAACAGAAACTGAAGTTTTTAATTCCGCAGCTAAACACATAAAAAATATTTCTTCTTTACAACTTCAAAGATCTCAAAATAAAAATAAAGACTTTAGAAAAGCTATAGACATTCAAATACAAGAAACTGAATCTTCTTTAAAAGACTTGTTAGAAAATACAAATAAGCTGGCTAACACGATGACTAGAGAAGAGCAATCTAGGGTTTTAGACTTGTTAAATGAAAAAACTAAAAACAATGAAACACTAGAAGGTTTAAATAATTCGTTTAAAATGGGTGAGTTAACAGCTCAACAATACGGATCTGCTAAAGGTGCTTTAGTTAATAAAAATAAAAAACTATCTAACGAGGTGTCTAGAGTATTAGCAGATGCAAATACGAGAATCATAGAAACTGAAGTTGAAACTGTTAAAAAGTTTGCTGGAGAAGATAAGGTAAAAGTGTATAACACTATTAATGAATTTGTAGAAGCTACAGGTCAAGATCCAGATTTCGATGCATTTATAAACCCTGACACTGGAGAGATATTTATAAATAAAGAAAGAGCTGCTAAGGTAGGTTCTGTAACAGCTGGATCACACGAGCTTTTACATAAAATAATAAAACAATCTTTTTCAGATCCTGAAACAGCGGCTAGACTAGTAGAAGATTTTAAAAGTATATTAAGTACAAAAGAATTAGCAGTTATTCAAAAGCGTATAGACGAAAACTATTCTGATCAATCTAGTGAAGTGCAAAACGAAGAGTTTTTAACTTCTTTTTCTGACGCTATTGGAACAGGTGAATTAACTTGGTCTGATAACTTGAAAGAAACTTTTATGAGACTAGCTAAACCTATATTAAATATATTTAGAGGTAAAGGTTATGCTAGCTTAGAATTCGAAAGTGGTAGAGATGTTTATGATTTTATAAAAGACTATCAAAAAAACATAAAGAAAGGTAAAATATCAAAAAGAGCTGAGCTTTTATCAGCTACTGGAGAAGTTGATATGGGCCTTGAAACAGAGGTTGACTTAGGCGATGTTAAAGCTAGTAAAAAAGATACAGGCGCTGTAGCGTCTGCTAAAGTACAAGAAATATATGACACTCAAGGTGAAGCTGGTGCTTTTGACATTATAGAGCAATTCAAGCCTATAGTAAAAAAAATAGTAGATAAAAGGCAAGATGCACCTAATTTTGATCGTCAACTATTAACTGACGAAATTGAAACAGGTAAGCGTGGTATATTCGATTTAATTAGAGAATATAATCCAGAATCAGGTGTGCCACTAGCCGCTTATATAAACAAGTTTTTACCAGCTAGAGCAATCGAAGCTTCTCAAAGAGTTTTAGGTGAAGAGTTTACTAGTGATGTTACAGAGGCTAAAGGCGTTATGGCAGAAGAAGTAACAACTGAAGTTGCTGAAAAACCTATTACTAGAAAAATAAAACCAAGTTCGTTAATTTCTAACGATGCAGCGGCTAAAATTAAAGAGCAAGTACAACAGAAGATTAAAGACATCGATCCGAATAATCTAACGTTTAAAAAACTTGGTGACTTAGCTCCTGAAATTATTGCAGCTGAAATTGGTATACCAGTTAAAAAATTAACAGATCCAAAAGCAAACCTATCAAAAGGTGATGCTACAGCTATTCAGC